CGAGGGGCGCAAGGAGGAACGCGGCGAGGGGTGGGAACTGGCGACGGACTCATGGGGCGTCGCACGCGCTAACAGGGGGTTGCTGCTGACCACGGAGACTCGATCAGGGGCCACGGCGCCAGTGAAGGACATGGGCGAGACGGTGCAGCGACTCACGCAGGCGCGCGAGTTGCATGAGGACCTGGCGCAGCTTGCGCAGCAGCACAAGGCGCAGGATGCACGGGCGAGCCAGCGCGATGCAACGCAAACAATCAAAAACCAGAACGATGCACTCAGGGGCGGCACGCTAACGCGTGACAATCCGTCGCCGGAAATGACCCGCCCCGACCTGCTTGTGGCGAGTGCGGCGGGCCTCGCGACGACCGCGGCGGATAGTACGCACCAGGCCAGCATGAACGATCACGCAGTCACGGCAGGCCGCGACTACAGTCTGTCCGCAGGGCGTTCGTACCACGCCTCAGTGAAAGGGTCGATTTCGCTGTTCGCCTACCAGGACGGCATGAAGTTCATGGCGGCCCGAGGCCGGATTGACATGCAGGCACAGGGCGACGAGATGGGACTAGCTGCGCTGAAAGATTTCACTATCACCAGCACGAAGGGGAAGATCGTTATCTCGGCATCAAAGGAGGTGTGGATCGGCGCCGGCGGCTCGTATATCCAGATCAACGGCGATGGAATTATCAACGCGTCGCCGGGGCCGATTCTGGAAAAAACTGATTCGTGGGACGTGCCGGGAGCAAGCGTCATGTACCCGCGCTTTACGGCGTTTGCAACTCACCCTATTGCCATTTCCTGTGGCTCCCTTTCGTCGCTTGACGCTGGAGCCGCAGGGCCCGTCTCTATGCCCGGTGCACCGCCGGTCGCAATGCTGGGTGCGCCGCAACCGCTCGACAGTTCATTCGCCGAGGCACCGGGTGTCAGGTCAACTAGCGAGCCTTGTACATGGAAGCTGGTTGATATCGTCGAGAACATCGAGCGGAAAGTTGACAGCGCGAACTATCTTGCTGTTAGACAGGACGGCACTCCCTATATGGCCGGAAGCAGTCAGTATCTTGCGCGCTACGAAAACTATTGCGGTCACTTTGAACTCGCTTACGACTCGAATAAAAAAGCTATTACCGCGACGGTTCGGGTACTTGTCAAGCCGAAACAGATTCGGGAAACCGACCCGAATGGGATTTCAGAAGTTGTTCCCTACAACCACGATAAGGATCAGTTCCTAGCCCGTTACCCAAATCGGAAAATGGAGGACCGGCCTGTCAGTTCGATTTCACAATATCTTGCTATGACAAAGGCAAAGGTGGAAAAGGATTTGAACCAGAACGGGTATCAACTTACTATCGCCGATTGCCCCAAAGGGGGTGCCTGCTCCTGTCGGATTCCAGTGTCTTTCAAGCTAGACCTCATGACCGAAGACCCTGAAAACCGAGCCCATACGAGTATCAATCTGCACGTTAAATCAGAGCGCGCAGATTCGGCCAATTGGTCGGAGAAGGTGACGTACAGATCGCCGCAGACAGGTCGCGAGATTGATATCCCGGTCCACCATGTGGAGACCCATGAGGTGGGGCATCTGCTGAGTTTTCCCGACGAATATTACTGGGACGGCGGAGCGGTACATAAGCAGTACATCAAGCCCGATAGAACGGTTAACTTGCCCCTCGCACAAAACAACCCAAACAAACAGACGTGGCAGGGAAAGACTGACGGAACCTTGATGGGCGGCGGGGTTTACGAGCCGAAGACAGAGACGCCCAAATACTATCTTGAACATATTTGCGAGTGGTTTCATAACAAGAATGGGATGACCTGGAAGGCCGTGGCAACAAAGGGGACGAAATGATGCGACCGGCAATTATCAGGATTATTCGTATTGTTCTAATTTTAATCACTTTGATTTTTACGGAGTCTGTCATGTCGGAAAGTGAAGGCCTTGTGTTTTCGGTCAATGGTTCGGGCGGAAATTACACCAACACCGACGTGAGGATAAAAGGCAACCATTTCACAATGGCAATGCGAGGTAATAGCCGTGCTGAAGGCGATATGCCAGGCATCGGAATATTTGAAGGCACGATAGACAAGCCCGCGCTGGATGGATTGCGGCATGTGGTAGCCACAATGCGGGATGAACGGGGCTATGTGGATTTTTACCAGTCGCTCAAATACCTCCAAGGCTTTTACGATACGGGATTAAGAACAGTCAAGTTGGATATCAAGCCGACAATTCTTCCCAAGGCCGGAGGATTTTTAGTCACACTGGCCTTCCAGAACTCAGGCAAAGAAGCAATTGCGTTTAGCAGTCCGTCTGTATGGGAGGGTCGCTACAATCCAATGGCCGGTAGTTCGTGGGCGGTAGTGTCTGCTGTTCGAGAGGACAATATCAAATTGCACAACGAGAGCCTAGAGTTCGACACCGGATTTATCGGATCGCCAGCGCTGGTTAATAAAGGCGATTTCCAGAACGAAGTCCTGCATCTCCAACCTGGTGAAACTCGATACGCGCAATATATGGTTTTCCCGAGCAACCCATTTAAAAAAGGGCGTTATCTGATTGCGGTCAGTGTCGCTATTCGGCAAGTATCGGAACCGATGGCATTGAACGGCTATGCTGAATTCACGGGCCAAAAAACCTATGCGGAGTTCGTGCACGACTACCCGACAACTACAGAAGAAGTCGCGGCGTTTGACGCACATCGACGCGCGGCGAATCAATGACCGACTTTATTCGACTCGTTGTGCAAACATGATTGCACGGCTGCGTTAATGGGACACAACGTCTTGTTAAATGTACAAAGGACTAGGACATGAGGAGGTTAAGATTTCTATGTGCAACATGCTTGGGGTTATGCTTCTGCGTTTCAAATTGCTTTGCGGATGGTACGGTAGATTTCCAGCAGCAAGTCCTGCCGCTGATAAACCAACGCCCCTTCTTTGCGCAGTTTCTATCACAGACATTCGTGTTTGAGAAAGATGCAATCGGAGCAACGGTGGGGGCCAATGTAAGTCGAAGGCTGGGACTGACGAGAGTCGGGCCATACCGCGTATGTGCCCAGCTCCGCAATTCGGCCGATAGCAATTCCTGCTCTCTTCGGGTGGTGATTGACACGGATATGCACTTTCTTGACAAGAACGGAAAAGAACTTGACGGACCGGAAGTAGCGGAATCAGTTAGAGAGGAATTCTATGCAATTGAAGTGAATCCGCCTCCTGGTCAATCGCCGGTGAGCGACGTGCAGTCCGTTGGTGGAGGGAACCATGATTGATTTCATACGACTCGGAGACACCACCGACCATGGCGGCAAGGTTACCGGCTCGTCATTGCGTCCCGGTATGGGGTGCCTGAACATGTGCAGGCGTTCGCGGGCTGGATGCAGGGTGACGGACTCGCGCCGTTGTAGCGGGTCCGTCCGGTTATTCTGTCAGGTCAGTGCGCGCCCGCGTGAGCGGCACCGCAGTCGTCTCCCGCAATTGTCGCAGCCGGTTGGCTGCGCCGGTAGTGCCGGGGTTTCATCCGGCGCGTTGCAATCGCCTCGGCGATACCGGGAACCGATTCGGACAGCGCCTGGCCGATCCGGTCCATGACGCCTGACCGGCACCACGCCGTGAATACGCCATGGCAAATCCTGAACGGTGCATAGTCTGGCGGCATTGACTCCCAGGCACTGCCGGTACACAGCACCCACAGAATGCCATTGAGGACGTCGCGCCGGTGATGGGCAGAGTTCCGGGTTTTGCCGATCAGCGGCTCAACGAGGCTCCATTGCCTCTCCGTCAATTCATAGAATTCGTGCAGTGCGAGCCGGTGCGATACCTGGTCCAGCAGGACGGATGGTTTGATACCGACTTCGGCGGCGACGCCCCTTGTACACATGTCTACCGTTGTCTGGAGTCCCGCTAGGGTTTCGACGGAGCGATCCAGTTCGGCGAGGGTGGACGCCGCGACATGCATCAGCAGGTTGTGGAGCGGCCTGGACCTGCTCACGGATGGCCGCGAGTGGTCCAGTTCGCGCAGCAGCGCCACCAGATGCATGCATTCACGCAGGTGTCGCTCGGAGCGTTGAAGCGTGATGTCCAGCAGTTCTTCAAGACGACTTGAGGAGTTCGGGGATTCGGGGGTTTGGGGGGGGATAGAGGAATGCTCGGCCATGATCCAGTCCAAGAACAAGACGATCAAAGCCCGCCCCCGACTCTGGGAGGGTGAGCGGGCACATGGCGAGTTTGAGAGACCGGGCGTAAGACCAAAACCGGCGAGCCGTACGGCTCCCTCGCCATGACCCGCCCATTGGAAGATGGCGCCCACGGCAGAGCACTACCCGCTTTCACAGGTAGTGCCGGTCCTACGCTGCGGGCTCTCACACCCGCGCCGCTTTGTCTAACGGCACGAACAGCCTAACCCATCTTTTTTCGGGATGAACAACCGGATGGGCTAAAGACGCGGATTATACCGAACGACCAGGCACAAACGGCAAGGCGACACCTCACCGGCCTTCGCTTAGGCCCCGTAGGCGGTCGCCGAGCGCTGGTTGCTGCGTTGGTATGGTCAGGCCGCCGCCATGCCCGCCCGTGTCCGATACGCTGTTCCCGCCTCCCTCGATCGTCACCAGCGTACATGCGCCGAGCAGCGCGCCGAGCGCCGCATAAACCAGAATGGCTTTCATGATGGTCCTCACCTGTTGACCGCGCGCGCGGCGGCGGTTTTTCCTGATTGCGATAGACTGTATATCCATACAGTATTCCGGAGCCCGTCATGACGCTGCCGCCCTTCGTCCCGCCGACTCTTGCCGAGCTACGCGAGTGGTACCGGCGCTACCGTTCCAATGAGGACGTGCGGCGGCTGGTTCTGGAGGTGCAGCACGCTAGGACGAGGCTGGCCGAACTGACTCAACTGCTTGGCAAGGTGGAGCGCGCGGCGCGACGCGCCGACTTCGGGCGGCTGACGAATGACGATGCGCCGCTCAGGGATGCGAGCGAGATCGTATGGGCCGAGATGCTGCGCGCGGGGCTGGTCCGCCAGTCTGCTGTGCCGCGGCGGCCGCCTCGTAGTCTCCGGGGGGCGGCAGCCTTCGATTTCGATCCTGACGAGGCGGACGAGCGGAAGGCGGAAGAGGCGGCGAGACTGATCGCGAAAGCGCACAAGAGGTGTTAGCGGTCTTGTCGGGAAACGGAATTCATTGGTCTAACACGGTTGGCTATCAATCCCGACAGGCGACTGCGACCGGTTGTGTGCGCTAACGAACTAAGCGAGAGAGATCTTCGCATTTCCCGTCCATGCTTCCACTTCAGCCAGAAATTGACCTTGAAGTGGTGGAGACCTGTGAGTACATGACGGTCGCCTTTTTCCGCGAATACCGTGACGGAACGTTGTGATGGCAAAGGGATCGCCTGAGCGTCGAGATGGCCTGAAACGCCCACGACAACGCTTGGGCCGAACCCGGTCTGACGCTGAAGGGTCTATCGATTGGCTGCGGTCACCGGCGTCCGGTTCCGACCCGAAGCGGTCTTTCGAGATTCTCCAAAGCGGTCGGTAGTTCGTAGATCAGCAATTGCGTCATGCGTTCAGCGGACGGGATGCGGCGCGAGGCAACATGAAACCGCTGCAATTTGCAGTGACAAGAGGTGACCTGTTCACCTTCAGTCACAGCGAGATCGTCGGCACGATATATCCATCGCGCGACAAAATCGGGCTTGACGAATGGGTCTGGCGACTCTCGAAGTCGGTTATAAATTGCTCGTACGATGACGACGGCAAGTTGCTCGATGTGAAGTCAGAGACGGTCGTCATCAACGAGGGGTACGCCAGCGAAGCTGGCCGACGCAGCGTACGACATACGAGCCTGTTGTCGGTAATCGGAATTGGTTGGACGAACGCGCGGTTAGTAGCCTCGAAGCCACGGAATTGCTTGGACTAACGGAATCGGCGGCAATAGTTGGCAATACCGGTCGCTGTAGCTTGATCGTTTGGGACAGCCGACTGCCACTTCACCACACCCCCGTTGTTGCCGGTCATTCAGGTTATGCCGTTTTGGTGGCTTTCCGGGCACAGCGCTCATTCGATCATTCGATCATTCGGTCGTCAAAATATGCAGTTGCCAGTGGTTGACCAGGCTCGGTTTATGGTTTCACCGGTGCCAGTTCCTGAAGTTGTCCTTACTCTCGATAGCCGAAGCAGCGGACAGTCGCGAGAGCCGGAACTACTAACAAGGAATGGCTAATGGCCTACTATGCGTCTCCCAGTCAACGCCCGTCCTGAGCCGAGCCTGATAAATGATCGTTCGCTTCGGAGGTGTCAGGAATTTTGTGTGCGGAGGTCGGTTAAAAATCTCAGCTCATGGCGGTGGTGAATCGCTCGCCGAACAGAATGGCGAACTGATTGACTGCTTGCCGCCAGGTGATAGGTGGCATCTTCCAGTCCTTTTCGATGTTGCGCAAGGCCAGGTACAGCAGTTTGCTGGCGGCTTCGTCACTGGGGAAGTGGCCGCGATTCTTGACGATCTTGCGCAACTGCATATGCATGCTCTCGATCGCGTTGGTCGTATAAACGATTCGACGCACCTCGGGGGGATAGGCGAAGAAGGGAATCACCTGTTCCCATTGGCGTTGCCACATGGCCGCGACGGTAGGGAATTTGCGGCCCCATTCGCTTTGCGCAAAGGCGTCGAGCGCCGCTGCTGCCGCCTCGGCCGAGGCGGCCTGATAGATCGGCTTGAGCGCGGCAGCCAGCGGCTTACGGTCCTTCCAGCTCGCAAGATTCAGCGAATTGCGGATCAGATGCACGATGCAGGTCTGGATCTGTGCGGCCGGATAGACCGCCTCGATCGCCTCCGGGAAGCCGCGCAGGCCGTCAACCACCGCGATCAGAATGTCGTGCAGGCCGCGGTTCTTCAGTTCGTTGAAGACCTTGAGCCAGAATTTGGCCCCTTCGGTTTGCTCGATCCACAGGCCCAGCACTTCCTTGCGGCCGTCGGCGCGGATGCCCAGCGCCAGGTACACCGCCTTGTTTTTGACCGTGCCTTCGTCGCGAATCTTCAGCCGCAGGGCGTCGAAATACACGATCGGATACATCGCTTCGAGCGGCCGCTGCTGCCATTGCTCGACCTCGGCCAGCACCTCATCGGTGACGGTGGAAATGAGGTCCGGCGACACCTGCAGCCCGTACAGCTCCAGCAGATGGCCCTGAATCTCGCGCACGCTCATGCCACGCGCGTACATGCTGATGACGTGATCGTCGAATCCCGGCAGCCGGCGTTGATATTTGCCAACCAGCTGCGGCTCGAACGTCGCCTGCCGGTCACGCGGAATGTCCAGCTTCAGCTGGCCGTTGGGCGTGAGGACGGTCTTGGGGCTCGTGCCGTTGCGGTGGTTGCCGGCCTTGCCTTGCCCGGCCTCGGCTTCCAGGTGGTGATTCAACTCGGCCGCGAGCATGCGCTCGGCCAGCTGTTTCTTGAGCTGGCCAGCCAAACCCGATTCGCCCAGGATCGACTCGGCATCCTTGCTCTGCACCTGGGCCAGCAGTTGATCGATCAGCTCATCGGGGAACAGCTTCGGTGCCTTTGGGTTCTTGCTCTTCTTGTTCACTGTTGCATCGGTCATAGGACGTTATTTCCGTTATCGTCTCATGACCTCGACACACTAAAAAACTGACAGGCTCTTCGCTTCCGTTGCTTTTCATTCAGGCGGTGGTTAAATAACCGGCGCAAGTAAGTGTTTCAGCAAATCCGCTTTCGTGACGCTGATGTGACGATGAAGTCCTCCGCTGATGTCGTCGGGCGCGGGGTTGACAATTCCGGGGCGCAGCGAATCCAAGAGTGCTTTTTGTTGAAACGTATTTAGCCCCAATCGGCTCGTACGTCCGACGGTTAGTCCGCTACCCGTGTAACACCCACCGCGTCGTGCTATTTTTCCTTTAAGGACTGTACCGACTATGCGCCACGTGTAAAGCCCTTCGATGCCGGATCCGTGACCTCCCGAAGTGCCGTCGGGTGAGTCCATTCGCTTTCCGCCGATTGGGCAAACATGGCCACCAAGACCCTTCCCAACTTCGTTTCCCGTCGCAAATGCTCCCATCGTCAGTCCAAAAGCCGTCATCGCTGTGCCAACGGTTGCAACATATCCCGCTGGAGCTGCTAGGCCACCTGTAGCTCCAGTTCCTACTCCTGAAACTATTCCGACTGAGAGCGTCGCGCCAAATCCTAGTAGTCCTGTCGCCCACGCTGCTAGTCCACCCACTACAAGGCCGAACGTTGCGACGCATTGCTGTTTTTTTTGCTCATCAGTCTGTGTTTGCCCACTAGCGACGGGGCCTGCAGTTGCTGTGGCCGCTGTCTTTCCTGAATTTGTGGTGCTTGCGTCGTCGGTCTGAGCGTGACCGCCCATGGTGGGAGCGTTGGATGTGTCGACATCATTTCCAATAAGTTCGTTAGTCATGTCAGTCATTTTTGTGCCGAAAGACCCAATGTGCGCTCCTCCCTCGTGATGGATTGGCCCAGCTGAACCATCGCCAAGCACCGTGGGGAGTGAACCCGCAATGTCCCTGATAGCTTCCGATCCGCCAAGAGCCGCGTTTAGACCCCCGCCATCATTCAGAGAATCAAGATAGGAGCTAAGCGCAGCGCCAGACTGCGGCGCCCAAGCGGCGCCAAACGGACCATTTCCTTGCATCGGTCCAGCATCGCCGGGGGCGGTAGGTGCATTCCCATAGCCGCCAGCGTCGCCTTCGGCTCCACCGTTGAAGTTGCTCCCTTCATTCGGATTTACATCGGTCGCACCCAGCCAGTCTCCGATTTGCCGGTTCTTCGCTGCAGCTTCCCGAGCGGCGTCAAACGAGGCGTTGCGAATAGCGCTGTTGATCGCATAGAAACTTGGCAGTGTCATAACCAAATCTTGCTGCAGGGCTTTTGAGAGGAAATACGTTTCGCGATATTCGGCGTCGATAACGCTGCTTTCCCTCAGTGCTCCGTCGTGGTTCGTAGCGTCGGAGAACTTTTGCCAGCATGCCAGGCCTCTCTTGAGCAGGCTGCCCTCGGCACAGGATGCTGCTGTGATCAGGCCGCTACAAAACAGCCCGTGGAGGCCGTGCATGGATGCTTGACTTTGCACGTACGTCAGCAGGTCTTCGAACAGACGGAGCCGCACTATCGGAGCTGCCCCAAACAACTGCGAATTCAAGTGAATCATGACCCGCACGAATTCAACGCTAGCATCAGTGGATCGTTCATCGTTGGCGTGGTTGGCCGTCTCAGAGAGTTTTCGCAAACGGGAAAACGCTTCCTCAGGCGGTACTAGGATCATCTCAAAGCGCATCAAATACACCGGCCCATCGTCGGTCGTGAAGGCGTAGTACGGGTATGTGTAAGCCATCATAAGACTCCATCGGTTGTCCCCGATACGTACGGAAGTTCTCGGCACGCTGTGTGTGGCGCATCAGATGTCGACGTCATTCACACAGCGGTTTCTGTTTGCTGTGGTAGCCGGGGAAAACCTCCCAAACTTCGCTCTTAAAGTAGCAAGCTTATGCTGAGCACAATGGGAGGATCCTGTGGCCAAGCTGCAGCAATAGACGGCAGCGGGTTCGGCCGGACACATATATTTTCGTGGACTCGTAGGCCCGACCTCCGCATCCAACTTCAACCACCTCAGAGTCTGGCGTTTGCCCAGTATGAGTCCTCTGACGCCCGGGCTAACTCAGAGCCGAGCGAGGTTGATAATGGGTCCACGCGCAATTTGCCAATCGTTGCCTGCCGAGAAATCAGGTAACAGTGCCGGTAGCCAGTAGGCACTCGAGTGCTTGCCTCAAACATCGCGGTGCGGTAAGGCAAACCGGCCGTCGCACGCGACCGTATCCGTTGAAGGGATTAACCAGTGATAGTCGTGCGGGAGTGAAAGTCAAGGAGGTTCTGTGGCTACAACGCTGGTGAGTCGCAGTGCAAATCCCTTGAGGAAAGGACGAACTAGCTCACACGTCGCGAATTTTGACACATTGTGGTTCGCAAACGCGAAAGTTTGCGTACAAATCTGCGATTTGTATCGGTCATGTGGCCGAGCAAAGCTTTCGTGTCCACGCCAACTTGTTCGATGTAAAGTCGTTTGAACAGGATCCTCGAGACGGGAGGGCAACAGCCTTGTTCTTTCAAAGTTGAAGGTCCGCTACTTGGCGGAGAACCGCTACCCGGACGTCCGCGCAACAGCAACCGTGACGGACTGAAAAAGGCCTGCGATCGTCCTGTCTTCGGTTTGTGATTGCCAACAGTCTCCTAGGTGCGTTCCAACGACCGCCTATGGCCGCATTCAGCCGCCGACCACTGGCGCAACGCGAGTCGCACTCACGTTCCAGTGTCCAACAAATTCGTGTCGCGGACCTAGCAAGTCCAACTTATTCGATTTGGCGGACCTTGGCGCGTGACCGAATTCGTTACCAACTCCTTGATTTCTGGCGGCGGGCAGTCTGACCAATTCCGCCGTCTTGCAGTTCACCCGGCTAGTGCGCCGTATGCTTGTCGTCTGCCGGAAACGTCCCCGCACGGGACGACGGCACAGCAGGCACCTGGCTGGTCGCATTGGCCTGCCAGTACCTGTCCACGACCCGCCTCCCGGATCAGTTGCCAGTGGGCACGCGATGCTGCACCCAGGTGCCGGGCGTGCCCGATACCGTACAGAGCCAGCCGTCGATGACGTATCTGCTTCCGGCCGCGCCCGCCTCGACGGGTGCATAGGCGTGCAAAAACTTTCCCTGGCTCCACGTTCCGGTCGTGGGGACAGCGGTGGACACGTCGCCGCCTTCGGTCAGCGCGTTCCACGCATTTGCCTCCCGAATGCAACCCGTCGAGTATTCCCAGATCTGGCCTTTCGTCTGGACGAGCGGTGTGGCCGCGCCATACATGCGCAGGTAGGCCGATCCCGCGGCGGCGGGCGTCACGCCGTCCTGCTGGTACAGATAGAACCGCACATCTTCTACCTGGCTGGAGCGGATGAGATTCGACGCCGGGAGGTTCACCTTGAAATAGCTGTTCGTGTACGCGTTATTGACGTCCACGACCCTGACTTTCCAGTTGCGGAGCGTGTACCCGTTCGCGACAGAAAGATCGCAGAATAGCTGCTGGTTCGTCATGACCGACGCGTCATATTCAACGGACAGATTGACGTTCTGGATGCTCACCTCCTGAACCGCGCCCTGATACCCCAGCGAGACCAGCGCGACGGGCCGCATGATGCCCTGTACTGCGCCGATGTTGACGGGGCCGCTCTGATTGTTGCCCGAGCGCACGATCAGAAGCGTGCCAGGACCGGCAACAGGCAGGGCGGGATTGCGTTCGACCTGGATCAGTCCCACGTCCGTCATCGTTGCATTCTGCAAGGCGATAACGGCGCCGCCGTTCGCGGCGGCTGCGGCGCCTGTGGGCGGGTTTCCGCCCGTGTGATAGATGCGGTCAATATGGACGCTCGCCTCGTTGACGACCGCCTGATACTGGCCCGAGTAAATGACGTCCCCTATCGTGTTGTCACCGTTGAGGTTGTACACCGCCTCGAGACCGGAATTCGTGACCTTGACCCGCTTCAGGTGACACGTCGTCGTTGCGAGTGCTACGCCTACCCAGACGTTATCGGCGTCCACTTCGCCCACTACCCGGTCGGCGTAACCCTGCACCGTCGCCGCACGCGCGGGAGAGCCCGTCTGTCCCGCCAGATGATTCGGGAAGTTGCGCGCGTTGATATAGAACTGCTGGCCGGTCCCGCCGCCAATCTCGATGCCGGACGGGTGCGTCCCTGAGAACGTCTCGCCGGAAACGTTCTGCACGTTGTAGAGGAAGGCCACGCTGTAATTCGAGCTTGCCGAGAGCGTCACGGCTCCACGACCGGCGTTATTGCCATCGATCAGCCCCCAGGCGACGATGCGCGAGTATGGGCCGTTCAGCGTTAGCCCGACGCTGCTGTCGCCGGTTGGCAGCAGCAGAAGCGATGCAGTCGATGCAATCTCGAAGTCACAGGTGGCGGGCACGCTGACCGACCGGATCGCGAGTGTGCCCGAGAGGTGCCTTACCGGCTTGCCGGAACTGAGCGCCGCAAGCAGCGCCGCGCTATCGTCTGTCACCCCGTCGCACACCGCGCCAAACTGGGCCGGAGTCACGTACCCCGGCGCGGGCGGTATGGCCGGTTTGTCGAGCAGGTCGTTATAGCTCCCGCTGGTCGCCACCTTCGCCAGCGCAGGCTTGTTGCTCAGGTCCGCATAGTCGCCACTCGTCGCGACCTTCGCGAAAACCGGCTTGTTGAGCAGGTCATCGTAGTTGATCGAAACAGAGACCTGGGTCAGTGCGGTTTGCAGTGCGCCCGAGAGTTGATCCGTTTTCCTGAAGTCCGGCGTCAAGCCGAGCGCTGCAATCGCGTTGCGTAGTTCTTCGGTGACGCTGTGATACCACCACGCGCCGGGCACGGTGCCATTGATGCCCGCTGACGGGTTGCCGTCTGCGGGGAATCCTTCCGAGCCGGCCGCCGGAACAGGTGGGGCATTGCTGACCGCATTCGCTTCCCAGTAACGGTCCACGGCACGTCTCCCGGATCGGTCAGATGCTGGCGGCGTTCGACGGAAACGCGGCCGGTGTGCCGTCGTTGAGCGCGCGCAACGCCTGCCTGCATGCCGCCACATAACGCGCCGCTGCCTTGGCGAATGACATGAACTGCTTACGGTCTGCGAATGTGTGTAGCTGGCCCTGCGCGTCCGGCCACGAAAGCGTCTTCTCACCGCTCGTGAATTCGCGGTGAAGTCCAATGAACTGCGCTTCTGCGTTGATGCCGGTGAGGTCCGCGTCGGTGACGCTGTATATCGCGTCGAGTGCCGGGTTCGATGCGCAGGTGACCGCAAGTCCGGCGGCAATGGCGGCGTCATACTGCGCGGCGGGTGTGTGGGCCACGGCGGCATAGGGGGCGACGTCCCCGTACCGTCCCGCCTTCAGATCCCGGTAAAGCTGCTGGCCGTGCTGCTCGGGGTCGCCCGGATGCGCGAGGAACGGAACGGGTGCGCCGGATAGCAGGGGATGATTCGGGAACACCACCATGCAGTGAATCGCGGTACGCCGTTCGTCGGCCCAGCGCGGATACATCGCAGACGCAATCTCGAACGGGTCGGGCGCGGCGACTGTCTCCCCGGTCGATGGTTTGATCTTTCTGCGCACGGCTGCTCTCCCGGTCGTCCCGTTGTTGCCTTCCATCCTGTTACGCGACGTCATGCGGTGCGCACAAAGAGATGGTCATTCCCGCCACCGCCGAGCCCCGGCCCCATGCACATCCATGTTCCAGGCAGTCCGATATTGACGATGTTGCCGGGACTCGCCGCAATCACGGCCTGCGTGTACGAGCCCACGCCGTAGAGCGTCATCGGGCTGTACCAGTTCGACGTGTAGATATCGCCCTGGCCGCTGCCATCGACATAAAGCTGCGCCCGCGCGCCATTCCACCCGAGCGCGTACGCATGGGTGTCCGCGCCTTTCGCGTAGTTGCCTGTCGGCTGCTTGCCATTGATGAGGTTTTGCAGGTTGGTGACGTCCGCCGAGAGTTCGGCTTCGAATACGAACTGCCCGAGGTCGAGACTGTCCACGGTGGCGAGCAGGCGGCCATTGCCCCAGCCCAGCTTGACGGTGTTGTTCTGCTGGCCGATGCCCGTCCCCTGCTGGACCGGTGTGAAGCCGAGCGGCGGCTGTATGGCGGGCTTGTTGCTCAGGTCCGTATAGCTTCCGCTCGTTGCGACCTTCGCAAGATCGGGCTTGTTGATGAGATCGTTGTAATCGATGGAATGGGAAACGTGCGTGAGTGCAGCCTGTATCGCGCCGCCGAGCTGGTTGACCTGTGAGTAATCAGGCGCGACGCCGAGCGTCACGATTGCATTGCGCAGTTCCTCACTGATTGCGTAATACCACCACGCGCCGGGCGTCGTCGGCGCAATGGCCGCAGCCAGATTGCCGTCAGTCGGATAACCGCCTGCCGTACCTGCGGGCGTGGTCGGTGGCTGCGTCGAACTGTTGGCTTCCCAGTACCGGTCCATGATGGTCAGGCTGCGTCCTGCGCGTAGTTGAAAACAAGCACCGTCTGCGCGGGCGCGTAGCGCCTGAGCAGGCATTCGAGAATCTGGACGGTGGGCGTCGTGTCCATTGATGACAGCGCGTCTTCGACGGGGTCGCCTACCGCGTGATAGTGGGGGGAAGACGTCGTCGTGTCGCTCACGGTCACCAGCCAGCCAAACGCCCAGTCCGTCCCGGCAATCGGCGCGGTCACCGGGCGGATGACCGTGTGAACCGCGAACTCGGTAATGGTGATCGGGCAGCCAAGCGAAGCCGCCAGCGACTCGAAATACGCAACCGATTGCCCACCTGTACCGATGAACTTCGCAACGACCTGTTCGCGGTTTTGCGCCGCCGAGGTGAACGGCCCGAAACATGCGTCAGGCAGTCCGAGCGACTTGTCCCACTCGGGGAGCAACTGGTCAGCGGTCCCCGGAAAGGCCGCGGCGAGCAGCGTCAACGCCTCGCTGTCGATCCCTTCAGGAATGCAGGCCAGCCCGTCCAGTACTGCCGCCTGTGTGCCTTCATCCTCACGCGTCCAGACGCGCCCGCGTGGCAGCAGTTTGCGCAGCACGTCCGCATAGGCAGCAGCCGGATAACGCGCCGGGACTATCCGCGCACCCGGCATCGTGTCCGGCTCGACGTGTACGGTGTCCACGCGTCTAGCTCCAGGTGATCGAGCCGGTTACGGGCAGCGCACCCGCAGGCAGGCTGACGTCCCGGGTTGGCGAGAGGATCAGGAAGTCATTGATGCCTGGCACCGCCGACACTGCAGCCCACAGGTGAGCCAGAATGACCTCGCCGCCTGGCTGGCCTTCCGCCTTCATCTGTGCATCGAGCGCGGCGCGCGCGGCGGCCTGATACTCGACACTCACCCCCCGGATACTCATATCGACCGCGTACCGGGTCGGCGCGACCACATAGACGAGCGCGGTGACCGGACGCAGCGGCCAGATCGCATTGGCGACGGAGAGCTGGTCGCCGGTTGCGGGCGTGCCGCGCGTCTCGTTCGTGGCGCAGCCGTCCGTCCCCTGCGGGAAGCCGTCATACTGCGCATTCGCCTCGTCAAGCATGACGTACACGATGACCGTACCGGGGCCGTAGCCGTCGCCTGTACACCAGGCGCGCGTGACGCCCGGCACCGATAGCGCCCACTCGACGTAATCGCTCGCGGCGCCACCTTGCGGCGGGTTCTGGTAGACGAGCAGCACGCGATTGCGATACGCGTCGTTACTCTCGATATCCGCGCCGCCCGTGAACGCCGCTGCGGCCACGCCGGTTGAGTCGATGCCTGCAATCGCGCTGGCGAGCGTGAACTGCGTGCCGGCTGCGCAGTCACCGTTCGCGCCGGTCAGCCCCTGGGGGTCGGGATTGGCGCGCGCCGTGACCGTGACTGAACCGTTGACGACCTGCGCCGACTGCGTTGCCGTGAAGGCGAGGCCATCGCTGCGCAGGATCGCCGCGCCTGCTGGCAGCAGCACGCCGTTCGAACCGGTGAACCTGAGCGGGCCAGACGATTGCGCGCAGCCCTTGCGAACAACGCCCTTGAGCGCCCCCCAGGCTTCGAGATATTCGTCGGTCGCAGTAAAGGGCGTGGCCTGTAACGCGATCCAGTCAAGATAGCCGTACAGCATGCAGGCGAGCGCCGCCTGTATGTCGCCCATGACGCGCAGGTTCGAGAAGCGCAGCAGCGCGTCCGCGCCCGGCAACTCCGCGTTAAGCTGCTGCGCGACCTGGTTGCGCAACTGCGTGAGCGTGGGACGCGAGAACGGCATGAGCGGGTGGCCGCGACGGGCGCGCGGCGCAGGATCAAAGGCGCAATGACCGCGCGCTCAGGTCGTCCAGACCTGCGGAAAGTTCATCGCGACGCGCGAGCCGTCGGCACGGTTCGCGATGACAGCCAGATCGAGCCGGTGCGGGGAAACCCATTGCGGCGTAATGTTGAAACTCGCCACGACCCCGTCATCGATCAGCCATTGCAGCGCCTCGGCGGCGTAGTCCTGCGCGCGCTGCGGGACGTCCTCCGGTCCCTTGACGCGGTCGAGCAGCCACAGGCGCGAGCCAATCGGATACTGCGTACTGTCGCCGCCCGTATCGCCCCACCAGCCGCGACGGTCGCCGTCCGTCGTCGGGTCGCTCGGCAACGCCAGGCGGTCGGTAAACAGGCTGATAAGCACGGCGGTTGCGAGGTCGTCGCCCGATTGCAGCGACGGCCCGGCGAGCATCCAGTCGCCCCGCATGTCGGGGACGTTCCAGACGGTCGTGATATCGCTCATGACGGGCAACCGTGGCGGTTACTGCTGCTGGTCCGGCTGGTTGCTGGTGACCGTGCTGCTGCCACCCTGAACGCCTGGCGCCGGATGCCGGTGACTGTCATAGGTCAGGCGCATGCCGGCCATGGTCTTTGTGCCGCCCTGGTCGCCTACGTCCTGCGCCGCCGTGACGCTCTTTCCGCTCGTCACGTTGCCGTCTACCTTGAGGTCACCCGTGCAATGCATGAGCGGGGTGTCGGCGGTCACCCTGGGCGTGTTGGTGACCGTAACGGGATGGCCGCCACCATTGACGACGATCCCTGCGGCGGACAGGTAGACCGACTGCCCCTTGTCGTCGCTCACGCAGACTTCGCCCGGTGCGAGATTGCGCACGCGGTACTGCTGGTTACCGCACGCAATCACGATACCGTTTGTGCGGTTGCCGCCGAGAAAGACCGCGACCGCATCGCTGCCAGCGGGCGGGTTGGACTGGAACCCGTATTCAGCGAGACGCGGCGTGCGGTCGCGCGTCTCGCTCTGCGAGAGTTGCATCTGTACAAGCTGCGCCGCGCCGCCATCGTCCACGCGCGAGAGCCGTCCGCGCCCGAGCGAACGCATGAGGCTCCAGAAAAGCGATTCCATGGACGGGGAACAGGCAGCAGCAGATCAGGATGGACCCAAGGCGGCCGCCACATCGGCCGGGAGTGGCAGATACAGGATCGGCTCGGGCTGGAACGCCTGCGGCGGCATCAGCGTAATCTCGCAGCCGGTACCGCCCGCATCGCGCCGGTATGTCACTTCGCCAATCGTCCACTTCTGGCCGTCAATCAGTTTGAGTTGCGGCATGGAGAGCGGCGCGAGCGTGTTGGGTGTGTAGAGCATGCCGTCGCTATCGCGCCACGACGAGGCGGCCACGGTCACCACGTTACCGCGTCCGATGCGCCGGTTGCACTCCCATAGCGCGTGCGCGTTCGATACGCTCGCGCCCGCATCGCCGGTTTCCGCAATAAATGCCTTGGGGCGGAAACGCGGCATGGTGTCGTCATTCACGGTGTACTCTGAAAGCGGCTGCTGGCCCGCATCGGTCGTAATGCCGGTGCCGACCAGATAGACGCGGTAGACGCTGAAGCGCTGCGAGATATCGCGCACGTAGCTCGCGCGTTCGCAGTTCACGCCGAGCGCGAAACCGCCCGCCGCTTCATCGTCCGAGAGCGGGCCAATCACCAGATCGCCGTCCGCGTCCTCGTAGCACAGCAGCTGCGCGATCTTGCAGAGCCGGTCAATCACCGTATAGGGTGTTTCGCCCACGTTAAGACAGACCTGCGGGTGCAGCATGCCGGGCGCCAGCGCCTTGACATGGATGCCGAACGGCTGCGCGAGCGCCGCCGCAATGTCGGCTGTCGTCATCTGCTGGAACTGGAACGAGTCGAACTGCGCGGCGCAGTCCACCAGGTCCGCGCATCTGCCGCGGCCTGCAATCGAGAGCGTGTGATTGCGCGCGTCGATCAGTTCGCTTACGCGGTCCACGTAGCCGGTAATGACCGCATCGTCATCGATGGACAATACGCACGGATCGCCTTCACTCACGACGACGTCCGCCGTGTCGGGATAGCGCTCGGTGAGCGAGATATCGAAGTCGGCCGGGATACGCTCCATGCCACGCGTCACGCGCACACTCGTCCATCCGGCAACGGTCGAGCCATTGACGGCGAGGGATACATCGTCCGACATGACTTCGGCGAACTTGGGTCGCGTTGCTGGTAGAGTGATCTAGTCTATCAACCAGCTAAAAAACGGCTTCATCATCAGGGCAACGGAGAACACGCGCATGTACGAAAGCATTGCGGAAATCGAAGCGCTTCTTGGGCAAGAGGCCGAGTCTATATCGCTCGATTTCAAGTCGGGACTCACGTTTAATCAGTTCAGCGACAAGGAGCGGTCCGAGCTTATTAAAGACGTGACCGCATTTGCCAACGCAGCAGGTGGGACGATCATTATCGGCGTGTCGGAAGACAAAAGCGGTTCGAGCAACATTGCCAGTTCAATCGAACCGGTCACAAACCCGAAGATTTCGGTTGACCAGCTTACTTTGACCATCAAGTCGAACACTGAGCCGTCGTTTAGCGCTTTCCGCATCGTAGAGTTGACTGTGGAGTCAGGGCGCGTGTTCGTGATCCAGATCGAGCAAGCCGATACTGCGCATCAGAACAGGCGCGATTTCAAGTATTACCAGCGAACAGGAACAATTTCTGAACCGATGTACGACTTTGCGATTCGTGACGTTATGAATCGCCGGACACATCCGCGCCTAAAACTGGACTTCGAGTTCCAGGTTGTTCGACGCTCCTTGGATTCACAAGAGTGCATCTATCGCGTCGTTCCGAGGATTCTCAATGTCGGATCTGTCACCGCGCGTCATTGGGCGCTATCGGTCGATCTGCCGGCAAGCGTGGCAAAAATCGGCACGATCTACCCAGGTATGCCAATGCGGCACAAGGGAAATGTAAATCGTCGCGGCGTCCAGTACTCACGCGTTGAACTGCACTCCGGTCCTACGACCAATAACCCGGTCGGTACGATGCTGTTGCCAGGGCAAGAGCGCCTGCTTGGGCTGGAGAGTTCATTCGCAGAAATGGACCTTGATGTCTCCCACGAAAAACGGGTGCTGCTGGAGAGAAGCAAGGCAGCTTTGCATTGGTCATTGTTTCTTGATGATGCACCGCGCGAGGACGGGGAAATCCCGTTTTCAGAATGGTGCACGGACTAGCACAGGATTACTCGTTTGACGCACGAAATGCCACGGGCGGGAACGCCGGATGAACCGGTGCCGCCTGTTGCAAGAGTCCGTCATAACGCGCAACGTCCTGATACAGACGTTGCGCGAGCACAATAAGCGGCATCGGCTGCGGCGTGCTGACGGTCTGCATGTTGGCCTGTGCGGTGCCGCCTGAAAAACCGCGAGTCGTCAGGTCCTGCACTACGGCGGTTTCGAGCGCCTGCAATGCCTCATAGGTCGCATCGTCGCCCGCATCGGCTGCAAGAACGATTTCCGCTTCGATTGCATCGCAGACGGTCGAGCGTAGCGCCTGCGCATCGTCGTACGAGGTCAGCGCATAGGCCGCCGTGCTGCTCGCGAGAGCAATCACCGCATCGCGCCGGTATAGCGCGATGGCCTGCGCGTTGGCGGCAGTCAGTCCTGCCGTCGCGCGCGCCTGCGCGGTGGTCTGCGCCTGGAGCGTGACGAGGGATTGCACCGCCTGGTGCGGGTCCGGGTTGGCGGTCTGCACGGCGGTGACGAGAGTCTGCACCGCTGACGCCATCCCCGGATAGTCCGCGAGCGCCGCGCGTGCCGTCAGCAGCGCGCCGCTTTGTGTGACGGCTTCCCTGGCCTGCGCGCCCGCGCCGACGAGCTGGTCAATGGTGGTTGACGCGTTCTTGACGCTGGCCGTGAATTCGCCGACAAAACGCCCATAGTTGCCCGCGAGTGTCGCGACCATCGCAACAAGACTGGTCGCGCGCTGCGTGATGGCCTGCGCATCCACGACGAACGCGCGCGCGGTGCGCTCGATCTCGCCAATGATCGCGGGCGTCGTGAGCAGCGCAGCCATGCGGTCATAAAAATCCTGTGCGGTGGCGGCGAACGCCGCGACCACCGAGAGCGCCGTCTGCGCCTGCGTCGCAATCGCGAGCGTCGGGAACTGCTGCGCGCCGCCCTCGATGAACGAGAAGCGCAGTTCAAACACGCGGCCACGCTCCGCGCGTTCCTCGCATTCGAAGTCGAGCAGCGAAACGGTCAGCCGTCCGAGTGACGCATGCACCAGTTCGCCGTCGTCATCGTCCTGCGTCTCACAGGCGGCAATCATCGCCGCGCGCTGCGCAATCACATCGCCCGTGCCACCATAAGCGGCGTCCTGAACCAGAAAGCCGGTCAGCGTGATACGCCGGCCCGCCCGCCCCATGTCTTCGATCCACACGTCATCGCGGTACGGATACTCATGCACGACATTGCGGCGGCCCACCCTGAGCGTTGAACCAGTCACCGCGAACGGCACGCCGCGCCACGAAGCGGGTTGCAGTTCGCTGAAGAACGGCAGGTCAATGGCGCTCATGACGGGCTCATGAAGGGCTGACCATCGGGCGTTCTATCTTCAGCCCGCCAGGCGTCTGCGTCCTCACTGTCACGCCGCCGTCGCGCGCGACATGAACCTGATTGTGGACATGCACGACCGGGGCCGCCTGCGCGCCGCCGTCAGGCTGCGCGGGTGCGTTGAGCGACGGCACCGCGTCTCCCGAGCCGAGCGACGCCATGCGCGCCAGAATTTCCGGCGCGTAGTTGCGCGTTTCAGCAGGCGCGTTCGCCATTCCCTTGCGCTCAAGGTTGCCTTCACCCCAGTTATAGGCGGACAGTGCCGCCGTCAGGTTGCCGTGATAGCGCGAGAGCAGCCCGGCCATCTTGCGCGCCGCTGCATTGGCCGATTGGGCAGGATCGAACGCGTTGATGCCGTACTCGCGCGCCGTACCGGGCATGAACTGGAACAGGCCCGCCGCACCGGCTGGACTCACTGCGCCCGCGTTGCCGCGCGACTCCTGCTGCGCCATCGCCGAGAGCAGGCCTGCAGGTAGTCCGTAGCGCTTTTCGGTGCCGCCGAAGTCGAGCTTTGCCGCCCAGTTCCGCACGGCTGCGCCTACTGTGAGCGCGGCGTTCGCCGCGCCGCCGGTCGGTTGAGACCCACCCGCGCCCGGCCACTGTCCGCCCGCCGCCTGTTCCGCTGCACGGATGCGCTTAAGCTGCTCGTCCTCGCCCGTGTTGAGGTCGCCGCTATGGCCCAGCAGGTACGCGCCCGCCGTCCACGGATTGACGAAGCGCAGCGCGCCGCCCAGCATGCGCCCGAGCAGTCCACGACCGGCCGCACCTTCCGCCGCCGCGCCCGCGCCGCTGATTGCCTCGGCGGCAGTCGTCGCCGCCTTGCCTGCGCCGCCCCAGGCCCGTGCAAGTTTCCAGACGCGCCCCCCCAGCATTGCGATGCTGACGACTACCGACGCGATGGACGCCACGAAGCCGCCCGCCATGTAGGTTGCGACAATCACCGCAACGGCTTTCCAGCCGCCGAGCGCTTCGACCGCTTTCGTTACCCACCCGACAAAATCCATGATTGCGCTGACGGCTTTCGTCAGGTCATCGAGCAGCCGGTTCAGATCGACGCGGTCGAGCGCGTCCGCAATCCGCTGAACCAGCGCGCCGATTCTCTGCGAGATGAGTTCGCGGTTCTTCGCGATCCATTCGGTGAGGCGGTCAATGAACGGCTGCATCATCGGCGCGAGTCTGTCCGCAATCGACTGTCGCAGTCCATCGGCGGCCAGCGCCATCTTCGAGAGGGAGAGCGTGAACGCCTGCGCCCGCTCTCCCATGCCGGGAGTGAATTCACCGCGCAGCCGCACGGCTTCGGCCTCATAGGCCCGCATCCCTTCGCGACCCTGCACCAGTACCGGCAGAAGCTGCTCGACGCCGAGCGAGCGAGCGAGGTTGCGCGCCGCCGCCGGATCGCGCTGCTGGATGCGCTTCATCCGGTCGGCGAGGTCGTACATGGCCGCCTTCGTATCGACCGCTCCCGAGGCGGTCGAGCGCAGCGTGATACCGAGCGACTGGAGCGTCGAGAACGCGGCCTGATTGCGGCCCCAGCGCGCGTCCTGAAGCGTATCCGCCAGTGACTGGAATCCCGCCGTCATCGTGTCCGACGACACGCCCATGAGCGCCGCCGCGCCGCGCATCTTCACAAGCTGTCCCGCCGTGATTCCGAGCAGCCGGGAGGTGCGCTCCGTCTCCGCGCCGATACGCTCCCAGTGCGTAACCATTTCGGAGAGGCCCGCGAGCGTGCCGCCGCCGACGAGCGCGAGCAGCGGCGCAGCCATCTTCGTGAGGCTCGTCGTTGCCTTCGCCGCTTTCTGTGCGACCGTGTCGAGCCGTTTGGCGACCGTGGTCAGTCCTGACGCCTCGGAGAAACGCTTGATGCTCTTTGCGAGGTTCGCATACGGGCGCGTCATGTTCGCGACCGAGCGGTTAATCCGGTCAATCGTTCTGGTGGCCTTGTCCACCGCCGAGATGGTGAACTCGATTTTCTGGTTAGCGGCCATGACGATCTGCGCGAGCGCGGGCAATCCGCCGCGCCTGGGATAACCATTCGGACAGTTCGGTCCACGTCAGCGCGCCCGCGTCGCGCGGACCCCAGCCATAGAAGTGCGTGACGTCCGCTATCACGTCGCGCAGGTTCGGCGGGATCATTCGAAAAAACCGGACAGGTACTTGTTGCACGCGTTGAAGTCACGCGCGCCCATGCGGCCCACCGTCGCCACTTCGATTTTCGCCATGCTTGCAATCAGGTTCTTCATCGCGCGCACGTTGCCGAACTTCGTCGCGTCGTCGCTGACCTTGGCGATTTCATCGACCGTGGGCTCGCGCAGCGTAATCTCGGTGAGCCCGTCAACGGGGCTTTGCAGCGGAATGGTTTCAGACATGATCGTCTCCCTCTCACTGCTCGGTCACTGCACCGGAAAACCCTTCGAACTTCACTTCGAAGGTAGCTTCCGGCGTCTTGACTTCCTGCGCCTCGACGGTCCACATGTTGCGACCTATCACCGTCTTTCCGTTCGCCAGTTCGAGCGTGACCGTAACGTTGGTCATCGCGTTGAAGTCCTTCACCGTGAGCGTGCCGGCATCGCGGAACGAGCCGGAAATGAACGGCGCGCGCGGCTTCTCGCCGTAGCCGTGGACGCGATCCTGGCCGATCAGTGATTCGCGTTCGACGTCGGCGGGCGAGTACGTCAGTTCGCCCGCGAGCATGTAGTTCTGCCCGTCCACCGCGATATACGCGATGCCTGCAAGGCGGTTAGTGGAATCAGCCATGATTCACCCCCGCCATGCTCAGACGGAACTGCGCGAGCAGCGCAAAAATCCGTAACTGGTCGATCAGGGTGCCAGGCCACAGGCAATCAACCCGGTTCGGGTTGGCCGCGTTCTGCTCGACAATGACCTGTTTCGCAAACACGTCGCTGCCCTGGACGTAGCCGTCGAACTCCAGTTCCTGATACTTCGCAATGACGTCCGACTGGATGATGGCCGGGGTCACCACCGCGCTACCCGAGGCAAAGCGTGTCCCGTTCGCGGCGAGCTTCATGCGCGCGTACTTGGTGGTGACCATCGAGCGCATCGAGCGCAGCACGTACGCGAGCAGGTACATCGTTTCGACTTCGAGATAACTGTCGTCCGGCGTGCCCCATGCGTTCTTCTGGTACGTGGTGATGATGTTTTCCGCGTAACAGGTGCCGTCGTCGCCGACGCTGAAGGTACTCACGCCGTCATAGAGCAGCGTGTTACGGTCAGTCAGCGCGAAGCGCGAGGCGACCGGCGGCGCGAGCATGCCGATAATCGGCAGCGTCTGCACGGGCCGCCCTGGGTCGATACGCAGCGCAGGCGCAATCGAGCCGGTAAGCTGCGCGGCGATCATCCACGCGGGCGTTGGCGAATCGTTGAAGCCGAGCACGGATACATGCTGGTCGTTGCGCCCCGTGCCGAACGTCGTGCAGCTTGCGAGCGTGCCGCGACGGGCGGCGAAGGCATGACCGTAAATCTGCTGGCTCCACGCCCAGCGCCCGGTCTGGTCGTTGAGAAATGCCTTGATGGCATCAAGACTCGCGGTGTCGGTGTACGGGCAGACGATGAAGTCGAACGCGGTATCGCCGCAGTTATCGAGCGCGGTCTGTAGTGCGCTGAAGGGATCGACCGCGCCGCCCGTCATCGGCGCAATCGCAACGCCGAGTCCGGCCGGTGTCGCTTCGCCCCCCGGCGCGCCGAGGTAGTTTAGCCGCAGGTCGATCTCGTTTCCGACTGTGCCCGCATTGACCGCCTTCAGCGTCACGACACCCGCCGCCGCTGTCGGGGTCACCAGCGCGTACGCGTCCGCGGCGATGAGCGCGGCAAGAGCCGCCGCGATATCCGCGACGGCCTGGGTGGGCTGCACGGGTAACTGGTAGCGCCGCCCGCCGATATAGAGCGAGATGACGCCGGGCGCGGTGGCCGCGCCGGTCAGCGTGACGGTGCCGCTCGCCTTCACGCCCTCCAGATCGTCCGCAAGCGGCAGATACCACAACTCGCCAAAGTCGTCGGCGGCGCGATACGCGGACGTCATTGCGGCGAGCATCGAGTTCACGCCCCAGCGCTGCTGCGCGTCCCCGATGCCGGCGCTGATAACCGGGACGTTGGGCGTCCCCGTACCGGCTGCCGTCATCTGGCCGATGATGAGTGAGCGCTGGTTAGCCTGCGCGCTGCTGGCCTGCGAGTTGTCGAGTTCCGCATAGAACAGCGGAACGCGGATATTCGCGGGAATGTTGGAAAAAGGGATCATGAGGACGGTCCTCCCCAGGATGAAACAGACAGGCGGGATGCAGCGGGATCAGGCGGGATCGGCGGGCGGGTCAGCGGGAACGTCGGCAGGCTCGTCCGCGCCCTGTGCGGGGTCATGCCTGGGCTTCTTCGGGGCGTGCCCTGGTGCGCCCCTGGGTGCGTCCTCTGGAGCGCGCCTGGGGGCGTTGCTGCGGGCAGGCCCGGCCGCTTTCTGCGCGGCCTTCTTTGCGACCTTCTGTGCGGCCTTCTTCGCGGCCTTCGCCGGGACGTCCTGCGCCGTGTCCGCTTTCTTTCTCCGCTCGCGCGGTGCGCCGGTACGTCGCGGCGGCGTGGCCTCCTGCACGGCTATCACGTCGCCATCGCGCAGGCGACGGCGCCAGTAGCCCGACTCGGGCACAACGCGGCCGCTATCGGGCAGGAAGCCATGCAGGTCCGGATCGCGGACCTTGATGTCGGGTGCAGGCTTGACGCGCATGTCAGCCTCCCTTCGGGTCAGGGGAACGGGGAACGGCTGGAGTCGCGGGCGGTGGGTCAGCCGGGTTATCGAGCCGGATATCGAGCACGCCCTCGCTGCGCCCATCAGGGCCGTGAGTGCGCGGCGCGGGCACAACCGCCTCGGGAAACAGCGGGGCCGGATAGGTGCCGGTGGGGTCCGCGACGTTGACCGGATCGACGTCCGCAGTGAAGCGGTCGAGCGGCACGGGCGGCGGCGCATCGTCGGGCCACGGTGCGACGTCCGGTGTGGCCTGCGTCGGGTCGTACATCTCCGCAAATTCGCAGTGGAACGAGGCGGCGATGCCGGCCAGGTGCCGGGTGCCTTCCGCGCGTATGTCGAGCGCGGTATCGACACTGGAAAACTGCTGGAGCATGCGCACGAGTGACCAGTTCGTCAGCAGTGCGTTTTCAATGGCAAACCAGAGCGATTCAATGGCGTCCTGCGCGGCTTCCGCTGTCGCCGCTTCGAGCATCGCCTTCACGTCGAGCGCGCAACTCGTCGTGAATTCCGGCATGCCGCGCGTAATGGACGTCTTCGATTCCTGCGAGGTCCGCACAATCACGGCAGGCAACACGTCAGCCGGGACGCTCCAGTCTCCTGGCGACTGGATGACGACCGGCACGCCGCCGACTTCGAGCGCGGCGCGGCTCAATGCACCGAGCGCGGCAAGCCGCAACTGGCGGCGGCCGAGCATCGGCCGCGCCGGGACCTGGTGGGGGCGCATGTTGAAGGGATCGCAGGAAAGGGAGAGCGGCGAGGGATTACGGCGCGAGGTTCAGCAGCAGGAAGCACCACCCGTGGCCGTCGATTCGCACCTCACGGATGACATAGGGGGTGTCGTCAAGCGGTGCGCCGGGTGCGGCCGGAATGTCGAGCCTGTCACCCTGGTGCGCGGCCACGGGTAGCGTGACGGTGCGGAAACCGAAACACGGGCGCACGGTCGTCACGGGTACGCCGTCCACCACGTCAACGTCAGCGACCGCTTCATCGAACACGCCAGCAAGCGGCCATGTCTGCCCGGTGCGGGTCGTGTAGGTGGCGGGCTGCCCGAATATGGTCTGCACCGGGTCGAGCAGCACGCTATCCCAGTCGATCATTTCGCGCTGGTATCCGGTTGCGTACGACTCGCAGGCTTCGGCTTGCTGCCAGTCGAAGTGGGCGCGGCGGGGTCGCTGGCGGGATCGGATGCAGGATCGGCGGCGAGGTCTGTCAGCGCGGCGGGGTCCGTACCGGAATCGGGCGGCGGCGCGCTGCCGTTCGTGCTGTCCGTTCCCCCGACCGCTGGCGCGCCAGCCTTGCCGGATAGCAGCACTTCAGGACGTGTGCAGACGTACAGCGGATACGCGTACGTCTCCATCTTCCACCACATGCGCCGCAGCAGATCGAAGATCGGCAGCACATATACGGGCTTGCCGGGCGTGTTGACCCAATCGACCGTTTCACCCGGCGCCATCGCTTCACGGAACACACCGGGCGCACCGACCGGGAAGAACTTCACCTTGTCGTCCGGCACCTTGATCGTGCTGTCATCGTCCGAGCCGCGATAGTTAAACCAGGTGATACCGGCGAAGTCGAACGCCTCGAAGGCCGCGCCCTGCGAGTTATCACGCAGCGCGCGCGCGTCGGACCAGTTCACGAAAGTGCGGATGACGTCCACATGATTGACGAACGCGTCATAGAACGCGTCCCCGCACATCGCATAGACCCGCGTGGTGACCGTGAACGCCCCCTGTGCCTTGCGTGCCATCGTCCGCACCAGGTTATTGCAGACAGGCCGCAGCGTGTTCGGTTTCTGCGCGTAGAGATTGAAGTCCACCTCCGGCGCCTGCGTGATCTGGAATTCATCGAACCAGTTGTAGAGGACACTGCCGTCTTTCGGATCGAGCACCAGCCCCTGAAGCGCGGCGAGTCGCAGGAATTCCTTCGTGTATTCGACACTCGCGAGTAGCCCCGTAGGACCGGACAGACGCCGCGCGACTTCGGCCTCGAGCTGCATGAGGATGCTCTCGGTGCCGAACTCGCGGATGCCCTGGACTTCCTCCGCGTAGATCGTGTCGTCATGCATGAGGCGCGGTACCTCGAAGTAACGCATCTTGCGTTTCTCGGTGGTGCGCTGCGTGCCTTCCGCGCCGCGTTCGCTGAACGGGATCAGCACCAGCTTGCCGGTGCGTTCCTCGATGGCGAGCGCCTTCGTGCGGATCGGGTTCGGATCGAACACACCGAGCGCGCCCAGCCCGACCGGCTGGAACGGATTGCGTTGCACGGCATCGGTGAGCGCGATGGCGCGGAACGGGTCTTCGTGGAATACGTCGAGAATTTCGCCGGCCATGGTCGTGCTCCCGCGATAAAAAAAGGGCCGCCCGGTGCATACCGGAGCGGCCCAGCCCTGAAGGAGAGGGAAAGAGAAACGCTGTGAGAGTTGAAGAAGGCGGCGCGCGTGGTCCGCCTGGAACTACCGGATCAGTACGCCCAGCGCCTGGAGTTGAGCGGTCGCTGCGGTGATATCGGCAGGCGCTGCCTGCGGCGACCAGATCAGTTCACTCCCGTTGACTTCGGCGGCGCGCGTGATCGCCACCGCGTTACATGGCGAGCGGGTCGCGTCGCGAGAGCCGAACAGGATGCCCGCCGCGACGTTCGAGCCATCGGCGGCGGCGGGATTCCACACGCGCCATGCGCCCACGTCAGCGGGCAGGAGTACCGTGACCGTGAAGACGTCACCCGCAACAAAGGGCGTACTGCCAGCGGTGATTTTCAGCGGCATGCCGTCCGCGCTGACCTGGGCGCCGACTGCCTGCCCGTGGTCGAGCAGCCCGCCCGGCCCGGCGAGGTCAAACGTATTGGGGCCGGTGAGCGTGCAGGTATAGATTCCGGCAGACGTTACGCCGGGCTGCGGCGCACCGGCATTCAATGTGCCGTTGCCCTTGTTCGGTGTGGTGGCGGTGCCTGCGCTGACGATTGAGGCGTCGCCACTACCGGCCACGGTGATCTTGCCCAGCACGGTCCCGGCAAGTACGGGCGTGCCTGCCGCGAGGGTGATCGTGTCGCGTGACTGGTGCCCGTTGGCCTCAGAGACGAGGAAGCCGCCGTCGTGCCATTGCTCGACCAGCGGCGGAACAGTAGGTTGGCCCATTTCGTACCCCCAGGAGATGCGGACGCGATCAGCGCGCCCGTGGATTGACCTTTGCGAAGGCGTGGTCCCACGACGCGGCGATGGCCTGCCGGGAGTTCAGTTGCGCGCTGTTGCCCGGACCGACGCGGGGATTGCGCGCGGCGCGCTCAGCCGGAAAACTGCCCGCCGCTGGTGGCGACGCTTCAAGCATGGCAACCGCCTCTGCGCGTGGCAGGCGGGTTTTAAAGGCGAGATTGGCGGCGAGCGTCGGATTGTGGGCGGCGGCTTTCGACGCGAAGATGGTCGCGCAGCGTGCCTGCTCGCGGCGACGCGCGGCGGCGGCCACGGACTGGCCGCGCATCTCCGTTTCGTCGTCGTCATCCTCGGCCTGCCGGTCGTCGTCGTCCTTGTCGTCCTCGTCGCCTTCATCGTCCTGGGCGCGCGCACGTTTGGCCTTGCGACCGCGCTTGCCCTTGCCGCTGTCGTCGTCCTTGCCCGTGTCGTCGCCCTTATCGTCCTTGTCGTCCTTGTCGGGGTTGCTGTCGTCCGCCCCCTGGTCGCGCCCGTCGTTGCTGCCGTCCCCGGCGCGCTGACCCTGCTTGTCCTTGTCCTTGTCGTCGTCGGGGTCGCGCTGGTCGTCGTCCGCAGCGCGTTGCGCGCGACCCGAGCGGCTGTCTTCGTCGTCGGCCGCACGCGGTCGCGCGCCAGCCGCGGACAGGTGCGTGAAGGAAAGCGCCTTCGCCATCGCTGTCAGTGTCCGTCCCATTTCATACCCCCACCATGTGTTACTGCGGCTCAAGGATTGCGAGTAGCGCGCCGAGCGCTTCATCCGGTGCCATGACCGCGTCGGCCAGCCCCGCCTCGACACCGGCCGCGCCGAGAAACGTATCGGCCTGCGTGTCCCGTACCTGTGCAACGGACAGGCCGCGATTGCGCGCGACCGTGCCGACGAACAGGTCACCCACCGTATTTACATCGGCCTGAATGCGCGCATAGGCTGCGTCGGAGAGCGGCAGGCATTCATGCCCGTCCGACTTCCGCGCGCCGTAGGTAATCAGCGTGACGGCGATACCGGCGTCGGTCAGCGCCCTCGAAAAATCCACATGCGCGACGATGACGCCGATACTTCCGGTGCCACCCGTGCGCGGCACGATGACCCGTCCGCAGGCTGACGCGAGCGCATACGCCGCCGAGTACGCGCGCTCGGTGAGAATCGCCCACACTGGCTTGATACGACGCGCGGCATACAGCGCATCGGCGAGGTCGAAGCAGCCCGCGACCTCGCCGCCTGGGCTGTCAATATCGAGCACGATCGCGCGCACGCCAGGGTCCGCGAGAGCCGCGCTCACATTCGCGCGGATACCGTCATAGCCGGTCATGCCCGAGTACGGGTGGAGCGTGCCGAGCTTCTGCACCAGCGTTCCCTGTACGGGAATGATCGCGACGCCCTGGAGAACTTCGTACGCCCGCTCGTCGGCAGGCTCGCCCGCATCGAATTCGCCGTCGAATGCGAGGACTTCACCGTCTGGCCGGAACAGACGCGCGAGGCCGAAACGGTCAGCGAGCGCGGCCATGATGATCTCGACCTTGCCCGGTGCAATCGCGAGCGGCGTGTTAAAGAGCCGCGTGGCAAGGTGCGGATAGTCCGGTCTCATGACGGAGCGCGGTTAGCGCGGCAACGGCACTTCTGGCGGCGCGGCAGCCTCGGCGGCGGCGACTTCGCCCGCCCAGTCCGGCGGTTGCAGGCCCAGTTCCTTCATGAGCTTTATTTCCATCGCGCGCTGGTGGAGCACTTCCTCGTAGTCCTGCCCCTGTTCCGCGCATTCGCGCTTGAGCGTCGAGAGTGCGGCATCCATGCCCATGACCGCGCCAGCCCGCTCCTTGGTCGGATCGATCCAGCCACGGGCCACACCCATCCATGAGCAGCGCGCATACGCCGAGCGTGCCTCAATGAAGCGCGGCGCACGGGCTGGCAGTGGCAGTTCGTTGCGGTCCATCGCTTCCCATAGCCACGCCCCGTAAAAGGGTGACGCGAAGTTCAGGCAGAATTCATCGCGCCGCCGCACCAGCGTTTTCCACGCTTCGAGCAGCGCCGCGCGCGCGCTGGAGTAATTCGTCCGGCTCCAGTCCTGGGTAATCTGTTCGGCACTCAGGCCCAGCGCTGCCGCAATCGCGCGCTGCATCTCATGCGCGAAACTCTCGAAGTTGCTATGCGGGTGAGTGGCCGATACGCTGTCGAGCTTTTCACCCGGCGCGAGCGTCGGGATACGCGCGCCGTTCAGATACGCTGGCCGCTCGTTGGCCCACTGCGCGCGCAACGTCTGGTAGAGCGGCAGTTCTTCGCCTTCGCCCGCGCCGAGTGCATCCTGCACCAGCGCCGGGTCATAGGGACTCGTGACGTAGGTGCCGAAGATCGCCGCGATGGCTGCGGCCTGGAGTTCGACACCGTAGTACCGCGCGAGCATGCGCGCGTGCGCAAGAACCGGCGTGAATACGCCGATACCCCGGTGCTGGCCCGCACGGTCGCGGTCGTAGTCGTGAATGACGCGCGGCCAGCCGTCCTCGTCGTAGCGCTCGACGCGCTCCCAGGTGTTGGCCTCGACAGCGAGATACCAGTCGTTCTGTTCCGCCTCGCGAATGTGGTACGCAAGCGGCACGCCGTTGTCGTCTATCTCGACCCCGCCACGCATATAGCGCGAGTCGATCATCTCGTACGGATTACTGAGCCGGTCAGGATCGACCAGCAGCAGCGCCGTCGCGTAATCGGCTTCACCGTAGCCGGTGCGCTCGGGCATCCAGTAGATCAGCGCGAGCGCTTCGCCGTCGATCAGCTTGTGACGCATCGCGAGGCGAAACTGCTGGCCGGTGGTGAGTTGCCGGCAGACGTCGTTGTAGCGGCCCGCGTTGTCCGCATAACCGCGCCAGAGTGCTTCGGCAGTGCGGCGGAATTCGTCCGCCCAGTCCGCGTCGAACGCGGTCACGCCGCTGCGCAGTGAGAGTGCCCGGTAATCCGGGTTCGCCGAGAGTTGAAGGTGCGTGCCAATCGTGTTGTCAAGAATACGATTGACGCCACCGCTGACCCACCCGTCATTGCGCGAGAGGTCGCGCGAGCGTGCGACCATCCGGTCGCGGAACAGGTTGATTTCCGAATCCGGCGACCGTATCCACGGCAGCCAGTTGCCCATCTCCTGGGTCATCCAGCTCGACGCTTCATACGGGAACTGGTACGGCGCGAGACCGAGCGACGCCGAGCCCGGCAGCAGCCCGGCAGGTCCACCCGGTGCGCCAGCATCGGCGCGCATGCCCGCGCGTCTTGCGGGCACGACACTGGACCCAGCGAGCGGCGCACCGCTCTCGTCGACGATCAGGCCCATGACGATTCCAGCCGGTCAGCGCATCAGAAGAACGGCGCGACCGGCGGACGGCGATTGCGGCAGATACCGTTCAGCGCGTCAATCTGCGTCTGTACGCCAATGATGGCCTGCACCAGATCGGCGAGATTCGCCTGCGTGTAGGACACCGAGCGGCTACCGTCTGCCTGTGAGTAGGACGCGCTCTGTACCTTGCCCCCGGAGACCAGCGCGAGATACGCCCGCTGCATGCTCGCGAGTTGCGCCTGAAGCGCGGCAAGCGACACGCCGTCAAGAATGCTGGTCGTGTGGCAGTTGCAGGGCATGGCGACGTTCCGGCAATCAGGCAATCATGCGATCAGGCAAGTCGGCGCAACAGGTCGGCGGGTTTCATGCGCGCGATATGGGCGGCGAGTTCGTAACGCACGCTCTCCGCAACGAAGGCGCGCAATGATTCGACCGATACCGTCACGCAGGTGTCACCCCTGACGATGCGGACCTCGCCCCGGAATGCGTCGTCGTGTTCGAATACGACATGAGCGTGACGGGTTTGCGTGAGCATGGGTGCCTCTCAGGCGAGACGGTGAACCAGTGACCGGCGCGCGGACGGCGGCGGCCTCGGTGGAATGTCCGGTGACGTTCCTGCGGACGCTGCGGGCACGCCCACGGCAGGCGCGGCAGGCACGACCGGCGGCCCCGCTGACGCGTTGACCGCTTCGGCACGGCGGTTAAGCTGCAAGCCGAAGTGCAGCAGCCCGCACAGCGCGCCATACGCGTACACGCGACAGTCGAGCGCTTCGTTCGCCCGGCCCGCTGGCAGTTCCCACACGCGATAGCGACGCCCGCCGGACTCCTTCACGACGATGCGCTCGGCGGTAAGTTGCGCGTAATAGCCGATATCCCGGTCCGCCGGAAAGTGCATGTACCCGGCGCCGGAACCCTCCATGAGCAGCCGCTGGCGGATCGTGTCCTTCGCGGCATTCACGCCGAGAATCACCGGACGGTAAGTCTTTTTGGTGCGCGAGGTAGGACGCTTCGCCGGCCACACCGGATTGCGTTCTCCACTGCGCGCAGACTCGCCCTTGATCGCCCAGATACGGCGGCCAATGCGCGCCTTGCAGAATTCATATACGGCCTGGGTGTGGTGGCCGCCCGAGTCGATGCATGTCGCCATGACTTCAAACGGGCGGCCGTCCGCGCGCTGCCAGATCGTTCGCAGGTACGCGTCCACCTGCGCCTGTGTTTCGGCGCTGGAGAATTCGCCGTCGATGACGTGGTAGTCCACCGACCAGCTTTCCTCATTGCGGCCCCAGCCGACCGTTTCCAGTTCGACGCGGTAGTCCTGCACGTCCGCGCCGACGGTGAGCAGCGCGACGCCATCGGGCACCGCTGCGTCCCATACTTCGCCGCGGGCGGCGAGCGTATCAACGCGCAGCGCGCGGCCCGTGCTGGGCCGGTAGGGAACGCCCATCTGCGTGTTCCACCACGCCTGCAAGCGTTCCTCGTCGCCCTGTGCGCCGATCCAGCGCGCGGCGATATCGGCGGGACGGTCCCGCGTCCACGGGCTATAGAGCTTGGACGCCTGAAAACCGGCGTGCATGTTATCGACGCCCCAGGCACCACATACCGGGCACTTCGCCCGGTAGACCGCGTGACGGTCGGACGTCCACCAGTCCCATACCGTTGCAATGGCGTCGTCGTCGGCCCCGTCCTTTGCGCCACCGTTCGCGGCACCATCGCGCCACAACTGCGCGTAATCATCGAGCGGCACATGCCGCGCGCCACAGCACTCGAAGGGGCGCGTCTGGTGCCAGCGCGCGGTCTGCAATGCGTTCAGCCGCTCGGCCTCCGACCAGCCCGCGCCGCACGACTCGCAATAGACGCGTGCGGTCCTGGTGAAATGCTCCGCGACGTTGCCGCCCGCGTCCTTGCGCTTCTCCCATTCGACGTGGCGGAAGAAGTCGAGAAACTGACGATGACCGCAGCGCGGACAGGCAACGCTCGCGCGGCGCTGGTCAGAGTCGCCATAGCTCGTTTCAATACGGCTCTCGTCCGCCACGGTCGGCGAACAGGTCCGCACCGATAGCCAGTTGGCGAAGGTCGCAACGCGTTCCTCCGCGAGCGCTATCGGGTCACCCTCCCGCGTGACGGGATACTTGTCGATCTCGTCAGCCAGCACCAGCCGTACCGGGCGGCGCGCGAGGTTATCGGGACTCCCGGCGCCCGCAAGTGCGAGGAAGCCACCAGGGAACGACTTGAACAGGATCGTTTCATCGGCGTTGCGCGTCCTTGACGTGCCCACCCGTTCACGCAGTACGGGCGTGGCCCGCACCATCGGCGTTACACGCTCCTTGCTGAACTGCTCGGCGGCGTCCTCTTTCGGTTGCAGCATGAGGATCGGACACGGGTCGAGATGCGCGAAGAACCCGAATACGTTCTCAATCAGCGAGGTCTTGAGCAGTTGCGTGCTGAACATGCCCGTCACGACATGGACGCCGGGCTCCGTGACTGCGAGCATCGGCCCGCGCGCCACCTCGACGGTCGCTGTTGACCAGCGGCCTGACATGCTCCCGGCTTCCTTCGCGAGCCGACGATAACGGTCTGCCCAGGCCGGTACGCTCAGACGCGGCGGCGGTGCCCAGCCCTGACGCCCGACCCGTCGAAGTTCATCCGCCTTGAGTGGGGTGGAAGTCCGCTTCGGGCTCTCCGAGTTCGGCAAGGTGCTGGTGGACATGCGCGGTCAGTGTGTCGGTGAGCCGGTCCACGTCATCAATCCCGAACTGCATCGCAACATGCGGCGCGATCCTCGCGGGCCAGGAGAGCCACGCGTCGCGCTGCTCCCGGCAGAGTTCGAACATGACGCCTTTCGCGACGGCCAGCTCGACCAGCGCGCCTGACTTCTGCTCGTATTCGAGCCGGCGCAGCAGCGCCATCCAGTTCTCTTTAAGGCGCAGCGCCTCGCCATAGGCGAGTCCCTTTGCACCACCGCCCGGCTGCAAAGGAGAGTGGGCCGATTCCTTTGCGGCGTCGCTGGCAATCGCGCTCGCGCGCCAGCGCGTGCCGACCAGCGCCGGGTCCATGCGTCCGTCCGGCTGCTTCGCGAGACGTCCCTGCTTGAGCGCCTGGTGAACCAGCGTGTCGGAGACGCGTTCACGGCGCGCGAATTCCCTTATGGAGATGCCGTCAGCCACGGTGCAAAGACTTTTTGAAGGCCATAGCTAGGGGAAAAGCGCGCTCGCGCAATTACCCGCCGTTTGACTGTCCGAGGAAGTACCTAATCGCCGTTATCGGACAAGAAGTAGACGGCAGGGCGACCCCTCGGAACGACTGTCGAGTTCATTCAGACAATGGCTATTCCTTTGTTCGGTATCGCACATAGATGCCTCTCCAAGGGCTTTACGGCTTCGCATCCAATGACGTAGATTCCATTCCAGTTTTATTTCAGAGTGCCTACCAAAATATTTTCTAGCTTTCAGTCTTCACGTTGTCTTTCTTGCGCTTTACGGATCGGGGATTGATAAACGGAGGGCTATCGTGCCGCTTTTTAGGTGTCTATTTAACTTCATCTGCATCACTATTTTTCTCTCTCTTGCTGCGTGCGGCGATGGGAGCAGCATTTCGTCGCCTACCAACACTGCGACGTTTGTCCTTTCTGGTGTCGTTAAAAGTGCAGACGGTGCCTCCGTTTCCGTCAGCGGACCGGTTAACAAGAGCGCCACAACCGATGCAAATGGCGCGTATTCGGTTGGTGGGC